ATATCTTTGGGATTACGTGAAGATGGTAGAGTTGTTTGGAAAATACTCGGAGACAATTGGGAGGCAGATCCAAGCGATGCTTTCAAAAAAGAATTAATAAGAAAAAATCCATATAACAATAATCCGAAAGGCTCAATCAATAAATTTTATGAGGACACTCAAAATCCAATTCGAAAAGAATTAAGGATTTGGTTTCTGAAAGAATATGATGATTATGCGAAAGAGTGTTACGCTGATTCTACGCAAAAAAATATCCATCACCCAAATGCTAAAAATCAAATGTGTTCGTATGATTGGGATTGTATAGTCGAATCGCATTGGTGGAAAGAATGGATTCATAAAGAAACATCTTTCGAGGGTTTTATAGAGTACTTAAAGAAAATGGGAAATTAAAAACATCTTAAAATAAAAAAGAGATGCCTATGGAATAACAAAAGAAAATTATCTCATAAGGTGTGAAGCCGGGTTTTCGATGGAGATTCCCGGCTTTTTTATTCAAAAGATTTATATGGGAGTTTTACGCCATTACACCACGAAGTGCCATGAAACAGTAGTCTAATAGCGTGAAACCGATATTATGGGGATATCGTTCGGGTCATCTCCACTTTCTTAAATTATTATTAAATTTCGGACGTGGGGTTTGAATGACTTTCTTTAACTCAAAGTCTTTTTCATCAAATCCCGTTGCGTTAATCATTCGCCGCGCTTCCCTTTGATTGCGTGCGGTTTGTATTGTTTGAACATTGGGGCAGTCCTTTTGTTCAAATTTAAATTTTGATAGCAGCATAACGACTCCTTTTAATTTAGGCTTGTGATATTTATTTCTTGATTTAATATAGTTGACCAACAAAAAAAGTCATACCAAAAAACACGGTTAGGTTTCATAAATTTTGTTCCTTATAACAGTTGAAAATGGAATTTGGAAAGGGTTGTTCGCAATTCCATTCAGATTTTTGACAATACATTGGTGACCAATAAGGGTTCCCGTTTTAAGACTTATCACTTCATAAAAGTCAATCACTTCACAAACATTGGTTTTCCCTTGCATAAACTTATCGCCTAATTTAACGCCATTAATTTCCATTTTTTACCTCTTTATTTTGACAAATTTTTCGATCAAAGAAATAATTACTTCAAGCATTGTTTTGCCTTGCGTGGCGCACTTTACTTTGAAAGCGCGCCAGAGGGTGGAATCGATTTCGAGTTTATAAAAGGATTTCATATTGCTAACCTTTTGATTGCTTTGACAACTTTATTAAAATCAGCCGGTTCGCCAGCCGGTTCTTCAAAAACAAATTTGCCAACTTTCAATTGCCAGCAAGCATCAGACAATGAAAATTCATCATCTTTAGAATAATTTTTTCTCTCGATATAGATGCCATCTTTTAAGGAAGAATCTTTCGCATAGCCGACAGACTTGAAAAATGAAGCAACTTTTTTTACATCGGCAAATTTGTTTTTCTCGGTTCCGAACATAATATGAACTGGAATATCGTAACCTTTTTCCGTTAGGAGATAACCTTCAAGAACCAGCTGATTGTTGATTGATGATTGCATTGTGAACTCCTTTAATTGTTGTTTTTAATCTCACTGTTAATATAGCAAACACAGTGGACAAAGTCAAGAGAAATCGACAAGAAAATAAAAATAATTTTCATATTCGTTTTATGCTGTTTTTTGAGCTTTTTTTTGTAATGCCTTTTTTTCATATCATCCTTAAATATTAAATTGACGTAATCAAATATTTTGCTTATTTTCAGATAGATTATAAAAAATAGCATCTAAGAGAATCTCGATTAACGAGAACTCTATGATACATAACACAATGAAGGAGTCTTTGTCATGGCAAAAAGTAAGGGTGGTAAAAAAGGTAAGGGTGGTAAAGGCGGCGGTGGCGGTGGTTAGTCCGTTTGCAATCTGTAAAGAAATTTCAAAAATTACAGATTCCGTTATCGTTTCTTTTTCAGGTGGGAAGGATTCTTTAGTCCTTCTCCATTTATGCAAAAAGTATTTTAGAAATGTTCAGGTTTTTTTCTTATATGTTATAAGAGATTTATCGTTCAATGAATCAAAAATAAAATATGCTGAACAGAGATTTGATGTTTCAATTAAACAATAATTAAAAAAACTGCAAGATTGAAAATGAGAGACAATGATGAAACTAACTTTTTCATCGGGATTATTTTCGAGACATATCAAGCGAAAGAAAACTTTTGTGAAAAATACAAAGTAAATTCTCTGGAGCAATATATCAAAGCAGAAGATTTTCTAAAGTTATTGAGTGTTAAATGAAAAGTAAAATATTAATTCTCTCTTTATATCGGGGATGGTTTGATTTAATTCTATCTGGCGATAAGATAATCGAATATCGAGAGATAAAACCGTTTTGGGAAAAACGATTTGCTAAAAACACTTATGAATACATTAGATTTATAAATGGATATGGTAAATTAAGACCAAGTTTTTTAATTGAATTAAAAGGAATAACAAAAACAGACAAATTCGAACTACATTTGGGAAAGATTTTAGAGACTAATAATATGAGCAAGTCAGCGTGATGAAACAAACTAACAAGAAAGAAGGAAAGGGGAAGTCGGACTCTAAAAAAAGAACGGGTCAAAATATCTATATCGGCAAATTAGAGCATGTTTTTAATAAGAAATGGGAAATTGATGAGATCAAAGCACTTGCCGATGAATTGATGGATTGGTTCAATACAGCAGATGAAACCGGTAAAAACAAAATTTGGTTGAGGGATTTTTGCATATCGAAAGGGATCAATAGACAACGGCTTAGTGAATTTGAAAAGAACAATGAATATTTCAAATATATTTATTCATTATGCAACATGAAACAAGAAAGCATTTTATTTAAGTTGGGTCTAACCGTTAAGAGTTCGATGCCAATATTTGCGTTAAAAAACATAGCTGGTTGGAAAGATCAAAGCGAAGTAATAACTCACGAAGGCGTAAAACTTATTCACGATGATATTATATAATGACAGAAATTAAATTATCAGAAATAATTTTACCGGCGTTTCATGAGTTTTGGAAAGTTATCAAGACTGGGAAGTTTAATAACGAAGATAAAACTTTCTTCGTGGCGAAAGGAGGCCGTAACTCATCTAAGTCAACTACTATATCAATAGCTTGTATTTTGTTACTTGTTGAATTTCCTATTAATATTTTAGCCATGCGGAAAGTAGGGAACACAATTGAAAAATCTGCCTATGAACAACTTAAAAAAGCTACAATCTTTTTAGGGATACAAGACGAATTTATATTCAGAAAATCACCGCTTGAAATAATATACAAAAAACGCGGCAATAAGATAATTTTTCATGGGGCAGATGACACTGTAAAAATGAAGTCTATTGTTACGGCTGAATTCCCGATAACTATTTTATGGATTGAGGAACTTGCTGAATTTAAGACCGAAGAAGAAATCCAAACGATTATAGATTCTATTTTGAGAGAACAATTACCGGACGGAATGAAATATAGAATTCTTTACTCATACAATCCGCCAAAACGTAAACAAAATTGGGTGAATAAAAAATTTGAGACTCAGTTTATTCCTAAGAACATTTACATTCATCATTCAGATTATACTTGCAACAAATATTTATCAGAACAAACATTACAAGAAATTGAAATCTTAAAAGAAACAAATATTAAGAAATATAATTGGCTTTATTTAGGTCAACCAACAGGCGGCGGGATAGTACCATTTGAAAATTTAGTTTTTAGAACAATAACAGATGATGAAATAAAGGCATTTGATAATATTAGACAAGGTATTGATTGGGGATATGCAACCCATCCGTTTAGTTTTGGACGATTCCATTATGATAGGAAGAAAACAAAACTATATTTATTTGATGAAGTTTTTGGAGTGCAATTATCTAATCGAATAGCAGCCGAGAAAATAAAAGTTAAGAAATACGGGAATGATTCAATCATTGCTGATTGTGCGGAACCAAAATCTATTGCAGAGATGAAAGAACATGGACTAAATATAACAGGAGCGGTCAAAGGAGCTGGTTCAGTTGAATATGGTGAAAAATGGTTGAATGATTTATCTGAAATTATTATTGATCCGGTTAGATGCCCTGGTGCTGCTAAACAATTTGAGGATATAGATTATAAAGTTGATAGAGATGGTAATACAAAGGCGGAATTAGAAGATATTGAGAACGATGCAATTGACATGACGCGTTATGCTCTAGAGAGAGATATGAAAAAATCTGGTGTCCACTTTTAACAAAATTTTATAGAGAGAGAAAGTTATGTATTATAGCGCAACCGATCAGGCAAACTTAAAAATACTTGCCGGTAAAATTAGAAATGATTCTCAGATGTTTTCAAATCTGATTGATGACGATATAGCATCAAAGCGAAAACAAGATATGCGAACGGGAACAAGATACTATCAAGGTCAACATGATTATTTGAATCATTTGAATTACGATTACATTGAGGAAGGCAAGCCTCAAATAAACACGACACGAGCAAATAATTTAGTTCCTAATCCTTTTGATAGACTTCTTAAGATACAGAAACGTGATAACATTGTAGGCAAACCGATAAGCATAAGTATTGCAGAGGTTGACGTACAAGACGAAAAGAATCCTACACCGAATGAAAAAAAAGCAATGCAGCAAGCGAGCGATTTCCAAACGAAGTTACTTGCAGAACTTGGAGATAAATTCGATGATATTATAAGCGATGTTGTAATAGGTGCTAGTAATGCCGGAGTTGAATTTATTCATCCATACATAGATAATGAAGCAAAATTTCAATACGTGATTACTCCCGCCGTTGGAATAATTCCGTTCTTTGACATGCAATATCAAGATCAATTAATTTCTGTTATTCGTTATTACCAATATCAAGCAATGGATGAAAAAACAAATCAGTTAGTTGACAGATATAAAGTTGAATGGTGGGATGGAATGCAGATAACATATTGGGAGCAACAAGTTGATAATACTTGGTTAAGAGATACTGGATATACAGACAATCCTACGTTCCATTGGTACGATACAAATAAAACATTGGGGACAAAAGAACCTAACGGATGGGGCAAACCGCCATTTGTTTACATACCAAATAATTCCGAATGGTCGGGTGATCTTACCCCGATTAAACCTTTGATTGATGCTTATGATAAAGTATATTCCGGTTTGTGTAATGACTTAGAGGACTTTCAAGAGTTGATTTACATTGTTAAGAACATGAGTGGAATGAATGAAACGGAAAGACAAGGATTAAGCCAAGTTGGTTTCTTTCTAAAGAATATTAAAGCTAAAAAAGTTGCATTTGTAGAGGGTGATGGAGACGTAACAAACTTAAAAAATGAAATTCCTACAGATGCAATCGAAAAGTTTCTTGACATAACGAGCAAAGCAATTTATCGTTTCGGTCAAGGTGTCGACACTGAAAAAACAGATTACGGAAATTTGTCTGGTAGAGCTTTGCAGATACTTTACGCCGGACTTTATTCTAAATGTGATTCGTTGATTATCAAAATGAAAAAAGCACTATCTGAATTTATGTGGTTTGTTGTTAAGTTCATTAACGATAGAGATCATACAACCTATGATTATAAACAAGTTGTGTTCACGTTTAACAGAGCCTCAGTAGTAAACGAGCCGGAAATTATTGAAGGGCTTGCACAAACGACTTGGTTAAGCAAACAACGAATGCTAGAGCTTGATCCACGAGTTGATAATGTAAATGACGAATTAGCCCGTCAAGAAGCGGAGAAAGAAAGAGATATTGAAAACAATCGCATTAAACTAGATAGTGTATCAGACTCAAATGATTATGATGCTGAGGGTAATGTTGTGGGCAAAGATTATACGGGTGAGCGTTACAATAATTTAGGTGAACCAAAGAACAACATGATGAATAAAGACGGCGCAACCGCGTAAAATAATATTTGAACATTGAAAAACATTCTCATATATTTAGGATAACAAAATAACTAACTTAAAGAAGAGGTTATAAATTGGACAACTCAAATCTTTGGAAAGAATATAGAAGGGCACAACAACAAAGAAGAGAAAAACGCCTCCCTAAACGTCAAGATATTATCGAAAGTCTTACCAGAATTCACGGATTCCGAATAACAAAATTAACCGATTATCAATTTAGAATTAAACATGAACGATCCCCAAAAATAGTAGATATTTACCCCATTCATTTACGTTATCACATTATTAATACAAACGAAAGAGGCCAAGTTTTTGGTGAAAAGAAATTAATTAATTTTGTAAAAAGTGTATTTGGGAATTAATAAAGGAATAGATATGACTTCTAGAAAAGTTTTAATTCGTAATATAGCAAACGACATACTCAACGCGGATATGATTGGCAGTCTGGATAGTGTTTATGGGAGGACTAAAGTTGAATTTGTTGTTATTATGGACGAACAATTAATATTTAATGGCAGTCATCAATTATCCGATTCGCTTCGAAATGAGTTTTTTGCTTTACGTGAAAAGATAGAAAACGAGATTAAAGAATTCGCTACAGCAACAGAACTAATCCCAACACCCGACACAAAAGAAAAACTAATAAATGCCGGGATGAATTATTACCAAAATTATTATAGCAAGGGATAGTTATGTGGATAGGAAGAAAAGAGTTCGAAGAAAGAATAAATGAAATAGTTAATGCAATTAATCTTTTGAACGAAGTCACAGAGTTTCTAATCCCAATAATTAATAAGCGTCAAAATCTAATCGCAAAGTACAAACTAATTATGAGATATTAAAATGACAACAGAATTGTTTGCTAAGACCAAAGTTTTAAGATATGCGGATGGACGACTTATTGATCCAAAAGTTTCTTTAACTTGCGGTGTTATTGAAAAACATCAAACAAATAATCTTTTAGGTTATAATATTTTTGTTAGCGAATATATCCCACAAAATAAAATATTCTTTGGCAATAAAAACGATATGTATGTTTGTGAAATTAATTATCCACAATTAATTTATAGTATAGTCCCCGATTTTATGGAAGCGGTTCACACAATTGCACGTTATAACATTAACAAACTTTTTAGAAAAGCAGATTATTTATTTGGCAAAAAATTATGACAGACAACGAAGCTAACAAGAAACTAAATCAACTTCTCTTAAAAGCCGATGGATTATTTGACAAAAGATATTCCATTGCAGAAAATAATATAATCAATGGATATAAGAGATCATTAGAAGAAATCAAAGCAAAGTTATCCAAGATGTTTGAGGATTATAACGGGAAACCAACAATAACAGAACTTCGCAAATATAAACGATTAGATATTCTGGAAAAGCAAATTGTAGAAATAATCGCAAGCATGGAACATGTACAACTAAACACGATGAGTTCCAACATCAAAGGGAGTCTAATTCAGTCGTATGATTTAACAAGTGCGGCATTTAACACAGCAACCGGCCTAGATTTTGCGTTTGCAATGGTACCGAAAGAAAGCATAGATTTTGTACTAAGGTATAACCGATGGCCGGACTTGATTAAAAACGATAATGCAAAATTACTTACAAACATACTAAGCGAAAACGAAAAGTATCTTCGTGCTAATGCTAGTCAAGAAATCGCTGGGGGTTTGGCTCAAGGTAAATCTTATGCGAAAGTAATAAAATCTATTAGTGAAAGATTCGACATAACGAGAACAAGAGCGACCGCAATTACTTATGATCAAATGCACAGCGCACAAATGGCCGGCAGAAATGAAGGAATAAAAACTGCAAGTGCCGTCGCTGAAAGATTGGGTATAGAGTTTGAAAAGATTTGGGTACACAACGGCGGGCGTAAAGTACCACGTCCAGATCATATACTCATGGGCAAGGAAGGATATAAAGGACACGTTGCAGATAAGAACGGAATATTTACTTTACCGGACGGAACAAAAACAGAAGCTCCGGGATTAACTGGAAACCCAGCTCACGACTGTTTTTGCAACTGCTCAGCTATTTTTTCTATTAAGGGATTATAAATGTTATTAATAATTTATATCATTATTTATCTAGGCATGTATTTTGGATTGCCATTAATATTCACAACTCGAAAAACAATTTGACAAAGAACAAAAGAAAAACTAAATTACAGGTAAGACATGCAGCCTATTAACAATCAGTACATATTTAGGAAAGAGGATTCAAACGATATGCTTTTAGTGTCCTTGCAATTGAAAAATTTAATCCCTAAAACTGGTAACGGCAGAGTTGAAATAGTTTTTCAAGATGATGTATTGCTGCATACGATTTGTTCTGAAAGGGATAGTGTCAAACTAAAAGTTAAGGATGTTCTCAAAAAGTTTTTCAATGTAGATTAAATGAATAATCTCAATTTACAATCGGTGATATTTTCAAAGAAAGAATCTGATTTTTCGTATTTACTAAAAGGTCAATATTTGAGAAACGGAGAAGTTAAATATTTCGATATAGAATTTATCAATGAATCACGTGGTATTATCGGAGCATTGAGATCAATAACAAAAGCATTGCAGAAAGAAGAAGAACCAAACATTTTGAAAAGATTGTTAAAAAGAATATCCAGATTGATATAATAAATGTCAAAGGAAGAAGAAAAACAATTTGTTAATAAGATGACTGCAAAGATGTTAGTCGATAGTTATGCAAAAGCAGAAAAGATTCGTAAGATTATAAATGATAATGAAATTAAAAGAAATATTGACAAAGTGAAGATCAATGAGATTAAATGAATATAGCTTTTCTAAAATATAATCGAGATATGAAAAGAAAAGGAATATCAATTCTTTACTCAGAGATTCTAAAAAAAGAATGGTATTTTTTTAGTAATTAAATAAATTTAACATAGCAGTATAAATTCGCAACTTATAAAAGAGCGAGTTGGCTAAGAGATAACACTCTTACCGATTCGCTTTTTTTTGTTTATATAAGTTTCAACAAACAACCGCCTTTGGTATTTCGGCGGGTACAAATTGGAAGACAGTAACGGACGCAACCGGATTAAGCGAACTGAAAACAAAAAATAAGGAAGTAACAAGATGGCAACATTAAACGAAAAGTTAAAAGAAGTTTTAGGAGATTCATTCACTACTGAATTAGAAACTAAAATAGGCAATGTTGGAAAACACGTAGCCTATTTTTGGGATAAAGACAACAAGGAAGCAAAAGACCTTGAGCCTATACCAAAATTCAGAGTAAATGAAATGCTTGAAGTTTCTAAGAGTAAATCTGAAGAATTGTTAGCACAGGTTGCAACATTAGAATCTCAAGCAAAGGATTATGACAAGCAATTAAAAGAATTAAAAAAATCGGCTGAAGGTAACCCAGATTTAATAAAACAAATAGAGACTTTACAATTAAGCAATAAGGAACAAAAAGAAAGTTTCGAGCAAGAAAAATTAAATCTCTCCAAAAAAACTCTTGATAACCAGAAACATCTTGCAGTATTAGAAATGCTAATGGACAATGACGTTCTTAAACCAACTCACAGAACTATGTTAGCAAGGGAAATTGAATTAAGCATAGGGTTAGACAAAATCGAACTTGATGAAATCGGGAAAGTAAAAAAGTCCGATGAAATTATGAAACCCTACAAAGAGAATCCCGATTATTCTGGATTCATTGGCAAAACAGTTGCAAAAGGTCAAGCTCATGTTCAAGGCGAACTTGATATGAGTGGTGATCTTTTCACACATGAACAACTAAAATCATTAACAAAAGAACAATTGCTCGACCCGAAAGTTATGGCTAAAGCAGATAAATCATACGCGGCGATCGGCAAAGTTTAAGGAGAAAAATAAAGATGTCAATCCAAAATTTTAACAAAACATATTGGGAAGCAAAGTTACAAGTATCCCTTGAAAAAACACACGTAGCCGCTTCCGTAGCGAATAGAAGTTATCAAGGGACTTTGAAAAACCTTGATGACGAAGTAACAATCAATCAAATCGGTGATGTAACTATTAACGCATTTACCCGCCGGATGACTTTAGTACGTCAAGAAATGAGCGATG